ACGCCGTGCTGCTGGTGGTGGGGCCAATCGCGCCCGAGGCCGAAACTGCGCCGCTCGTCTGCCCCCCGAACGTGATCGTGACCGTGCCGGCGGTGCGCCCGGTGATGGTGTAGGTCAGTTGGTATTTTGTGGCATTGGCGATGGTGGCCGAGTGCGTCAGCGGCTCAATGCCGCCACTGCCGGTGTGCGTGAACGTATCGTCCGGGGCTTCAGCCCAGCCCGCGCCTACCGTCCAGCCCGCCGAGGTCAACAACTCCGCGCCGTAGGTCGGTTCGTCGCTGCCGTAGGCCACGATCGCACTCGCTCCCACCGTGCCATTGGTCAGCAGCGCGTATTTGTTAGTGAAGGTGACGTTCGCGCCGGCATTCGGCTCGGCAATGTAAAATGTGCTGTAGTTGGTGTAGACCGTTGCGTTGTTGGCCGCAATGGTGTTCCCGCCGAATACATTGCTGTACGCGTCTGCCACGGTGCCGCTGCTACTGGTGTCAGTCAGCGTCGCCGCCGCGTTTTTGTGGCGCACGCCCGCAGTGGTCCAGGCGGTCGTCGTGATGTTGCCGGTCAACGAAAACTGATTCGCGGACAAGGCCCCGGTATAGCTGGGCAACTTGCCGATGACATACGTCCAGAGCCGCGATGCCATGGGAATAACGCTAGGCATGGGAAATCATCCGTAGTAGCTGATATTCAGTTTGGCGGATGCAACGGTTTCGATAAACCGGATCGCACTCAATGCGCTGTCATACAGCAAGAGGGTGCCCGCATCTAATACCATCCCGACGCTGGCAGTGGGGTTCGTCCCATCATCCCGCCAGCGCACATCGGCGGATTCGACTTGAACCAACGCCAACCGCGCCCCAATGGGCACGGTCAGCGCGGCGGCGCTTGATAGCGAGGTGATTTGCTGGTAGCCCAGTGCGGTTAGTGTCCCCTGGATAACAGGGACTGGATAGCCGCTGCCGTAGGTAGATAAAGGCATTAGACCTCCTCCTGCGGCGGGTCCGCGCCCGGCGCATCGATCGACGCTTTTGCTGCGCGTTTGGGTTTCACGCACAGACAGTTGGCGCTCGCCGCCGCCGCTTCAAAGAGCGGCGGCAACTCTCGCCCCTCCGGTCCAATCACAATGGCGTGACCGGACAGGAGGCAGAGATGGACTGGTTCAGTCCCAGGAGATCGCCAGATCGCCATCCTTTAGTCCTGACTGAAGTCCGCCCGCGCCGGAACGATGTACTCGACTTCCAGTCGCGCCGCACCCGCAGAGGCCGCCGTGCCAACGGCGGTCCAGGTGACTTTGATTTCTCGGGTGGTGGACAGCACGATATACCCGGTAGGAACCAGCGCGGTCCGCGCCGCAGACTGGACGCTGTACGACGATTTATAGCGGTCCGCGGTCGTTCCATCCCCCACCACCAGCGCGTCAGACGTGCCGGAGTTGAAGGCGGTCTTGACCACCACCGCGCCGCCGACCACCACCGCGCCTACGGGCAGTTTGATTGCCGTCGCCGCCGATCCCGACGTCAGGTCGGTATACGCGAAATCCACGGTAGCCCACGCCGACTTTTGCCGGCTGGATTGCAGCGTAATTGCCATGGGAGAGCCTCCTTACAGGGCGTGATCGCACGCGATGACGCCGAAGTCCTCAACGGTGCCATCGTAGGGCGACAAAAACTTGGGTTTGCGCAAGCCGAACATCTTGTCCACGCTGATTCCTTGCTGCGCGCCGTAGTCGAAGGATTCCTCCGCCCATTCCGGTGGTCCCAGGTCAGCCATCGCCAGGGCTTGCGCGCCACACAGGAGCGTGCGCGTGCCGTCGATCAAGCCGCCGCTGCCCCATTTGGAGCCAGACGCTAAGCCGAGGGTGTTGAACACCATCCGGTGTTCATGGAGCACTGCGCCATCCACGGTGACCGTCGCGCCGGTGAAGAACGGATTTTGCTCGCCTTTGGGCGCGGCGTTGACAATGGCGTTGAGGTAGTTGGAATCCATCTTCAACTTGGCCAGCGTGCCCGGATGCACCAGCAGCACGTAGTATTCCTTGCCGCCCGACATCAGGGGCTTGACGTAGTGCGTCTTGGCGTAGCTCACCAGTTGCACAATCATCTCGTAGGACGGCACATCGGCGGCGGCCACATCGGCAGTCGATCCGGCTTGCAGGGTGTTGGTCGTGCTCACGTCCCAGCGGCGATGCCGGTTGGTGGTGGGCGCGGACACATCGGCGGCAAAGGACAGTTGCGCGAGCGCAGACCCGGTGCGGGCCGCGCCGTTGGTTTGATAGGCATAGCTGACGCCCGACAGGGTCAGAAACGCCAGTTGATCGATGCGGTTGGCCAGCCAGTACGCCAGTTTGTCGCGCGCTTGCTCCCTGAAATTGATGATGGTTTTCTGGTCCGACATCTTGCCTTTGTTGCGCACCTGCTGACTGATGAGGTCGATTTGCAGATCCAGATTGTAGGACTGCATCGCCTCTTCGTTGCCCTCGCGCTGGTTGTCGCCGACCACGCCGTCGGTCGTCAGGTCAGCTACGAGGTGCATCAGCACCTTCTCCCCACGTTCGGTCTTGGTGAGGTCGGTGATGCGCTGGATCAGGCTGTTGTCGCCGGTTCCGATGAACCGCTTGATGAACATCTGATCGCGGGCGTTTTGCCACAGGTCGCGCGACCAGATGATTTTTTGCTGCGACGTCAGCGCAGCGAAATTCGTGAGCGCCATGCTCGAACTCCACAGACAAAGAAATAATGTGGGTTCCAGGCATGTCGTCGCTGGGGACGGAGACGCGCTCAGACAGGACGCGATACTGGGGCGGATGTCGTTCCGCCCGAACGAGACTTGAATGTACTGCGATTTTTACGCGGTAGCAAGCGCCTTCCCTGTTTACGCCGCCATGGCGCTGCGTCCCGACCGGCCCTTGAGCTTGCGCTGCAAGGTAGTTTCGGGCCGCTCGCCCTCGTAGCGGGAAAACCGCAGGCTCATGATCAGATAGCGGCTGGCCGCCATCAGATCATCGTACTCCTTAACCACCTTGCCCTCGTCCCGATGGTACAGCCGAAACTCCTCCCACCAGTCAGCCAAGTGCCGGGCGACTTTCAGCCGTCCGGTGTACATCCGGTCCAGCATCGCCATCAGCCCGGCTTCCACGCCGATACTGCCGTCCTCATGCTGGGCGTGCTCCGGCAGCATGTTTACCCCCTGACGGCGATATTGCTCCGCCAGTGGTTCCCCGCTGTCCTTGGAGTGCTGCAAGCCATCGTGCGGCCACGCCATCGGAATCCACGCGCCGCGGGCCTTGAGCGCCGCCGCGTGGATGACCGGCGTCGCTTCCTTCACCCGGTAGCAGTCGTAAAAATAGACCGTATCGCTGTCTCGGTCCCAGCGCGCCCAGACGGCGGCGGTCGGATGGTCCCAACCAAAGTCGAGCGCCGCGAGGGACGGCCATTGTTTGGGGAAGGCCATGGCGTCGAAGGTGATGGACTCCTCCACTACCGGAAAGATGCGCCCGCTGCCCAGAACCGGGATGCCCTTGACCCGCGCATCCCGTTCATGCGCTGGATAGCTGGCGATGATGCGCGCCCGCTCTTCCGGGGAGTAGTGCAGGGCATCCTCGATGGTCATGTTGATGTCGGCGCGGTCCGGCGAGGGTTCGTACAGAAATCGCCGCACCACGTCCGACATGCCCAGCAGGGGGGTAAAGGTCAACCACGTCCGGCCACCGGTGGCGTTGGTGCGGGTCAGCCCTTCCAGATAGATGTCGAGCGGCGGCTCCTCGTCGAACGCGACGAGGTCCAGGGTCTCCCCCTGCCAGCGTTCGCGGCCCTGATCATAGGTTTTGAAGGTGAGTGTGGAAATGCCGCCTGACCGGTGGCGAATCCGTACCGTATCCACCAAGCCAGCCACCCCGCGCGCGGCGGTACGATCCAACAGGGTATCGGCGGGAATGCTGCCCGTGCCCCACTCGCCGGGCCGGCCCAACACCAGCCGCTGAATGTTGTCGCGCGTGGTTTGCGCGGTTTCGCTGGCCGCCCAGGCGGCGATGGGCCGCGCCCAGGTTCGGCCCGGCCAGTCTTCGGGATAGCGTCCGGTCAGGTGCATGGCGAGTTCCATGCTGGCGGCTAGAGTTTTTCCTGACTGGTTGCTCGCGCGAAGCAAAATTTCTCGATGCGTTTTGCCCGCCGCATGGAATTCGGCCTGTTTGGGATAGGGCGCATAGCCGGCCAGCCGGTTGCGGCGGGCATGGTCCCAAGCCGCTTCCAGCCGGGCGCGAAGGTCAATGAGTGGGTCCAAAATTCAGCAAGCTCAACAGTTCGCGGATGCGCGCCAAGTTCTCTTCGGGCGAAAGCTTCCCTGGTTCGGCGGTCCCCTCCTCCAATCCCCACGCCTTGCGCTCGTCCGCTTGACGCAAGCGCAAGGTTTCGGCCTGCAGCTTGGCCAGCTTGGCGACGCCCAGTTGACGGGAATAGTGCGCATCCCACCACAGATCAAGATGATCCGCCCATTCTTGGCGATGCCGCTCCAACACCGCTGTTTTGTGCGCTTCCTCGTCCGCTCCGGCCAGCGCCGCCCGCTCGGCCCGGCGTTCCGCTGTTTGCGGATGTAGCATCGCCTCAAGGTCCAGCGCGTACTGGCCGGCGGTCTCCATTAGGATTTCTTTCTTCTATTGAGCAGATGTTGAGCGTTATTTTTTATGCCCAATGGGACAATATTTAGAGGTTTGCCCCCCAACGAATAATATCGCGCGTCAGGCGCTACCGTGGCTCGAAGGCGCGCCGCGTTCAGCAGCGTTGCATGATAAAACTGGGTTGCAATTCTTTTCGATGAAATCTCCTCTGCTTTTTTAAGGAGAAAATTAACGTCGTCCGGGGCTAAAGGCAGGTTCTTATGAAGAACCGGATATCTGTTAGTTAAATAAACAACAACTTTTCGGTGTTCGGCAAAAGTTCCCATTTCTACCTCCGCAGCGCCGCCAGCGCCCGCCGCGCCAGTTCCCGCTTGCGCTGGTTGAGTTCGTCGATGCGCGCCTGCTTGTCCAAGCCGCTCAACCACCGGTTGTGGCCGATGCGCCGCTCGGCCTGGCCAATATCGGCGATGGCCTGCGCCACCTGTTCGTAGGCCGGTGCCTGGGCCAGGGCCTTGCCATGGCGCGCGACCAGGGCGCGCAGGGCTTCCGGGTCTTCCAGCCGCTGGAGCAGCCGGTAGTCGGCGGCGATCTGGCGGATTTGTTTCGCCTGGTCGTGAAACTCAGTCAGGTAGCGGCTGCTCCGGCCGTCGGGCGCGAACCGCTGCAACAGGTCGCCCACGAGGGGGATATCGGACTGCTTCGTCGGGCGGCTGGGCAAACCCATAAC